GTTTGATATCTATAATATCCGTTACCGAATTCGTTAATACCGGACCTTCTTTCCCTCGCGGGGTATGTCTTTATGAATACCACGCGGAAGTCTTCCACATTTTGTAGTTGAACTAGCTGGATGAATATCTAACCTAGCCCATGAACCACATGTGCCATGGATTTATTTTGTAGTTATTTCGTAAACCTTCAGAGAAAAAAGCACGTCTTACACCCAAGTGTGATTATAGTGTGGGAGCGAACCTTGAGCACCCCGATCCAAAAGATCAAAATCTTTTGGCTTGGTGGTGTTCTTGGTTCGTTTAGTACTTTTATGGGAATTTTTGACACTTACACAGCATATTTAATATCATGTATTGCGTCGAGAATTCTAATGAAATGAAATGCGAATCAAGAACATTTCCAAGTCAGTATACCACCGAGTATACGACCCAATCCAAGGAGTTTGCAGTTTCCAAATATAACTCCAAGCAACGCCAGAATTTTAATAAGGCTTTGCGCGACTTAGACAAAAAAGTCGATCGTCTTACCCGTAAGTACCATGGTAAGCTGCCTTTGCATATTGCAGATCAACTTCGCATGGAGCGAAGTCAACTGCGCCGCACTTACGTAAATCAGGCCATTACCTTGCCTAATTTTCGTAATGTACCATTACACATCAGTAGTAGGTCTCGCCAGATTTTTAATGCGTTGCCCTCTATTCCATCTGTATATAATCGTACTAGTTTTTCATTGCCAAGTAATATGTTTGTAAATTACAATAAGTTTTTGGACAATGATTTTATATATGTCGTGCGTTTTTGTTTATTTTTGGGCACGCTCAGCCCTGCTATGTCTATCATTCAATTTTCTAGTTCATTGTGTTTATATTTAGGAACATTGACTGATAGACCACTTTGTAAGATAGCCGAACAATATGTTCGTGATTTATTATCTTCCTGCAATTATATTAACCAATCAGATGATGGAGCCCCAAGTACAGCTTTTGGGATAATTGGCGCTTTACAGGCAGCCCGGAGTTCTTTTGCCGCATTAGCAGCATCTCCGTTTTATCTTAAAATATTGGAAATAATGGGTTTAGTCACTTCATTGGGATTATGTACATTTACCAAGATACCATTCACTATTAGTGGTCTTAAACTTTTTAATGGCTTTGCCATTCAGAAAGGTGCCACTTTTATTGATCTATTATCTGCAGGTTTAGATTTTATTATCTGGTTTGGGGAAGCCGGATACAGATGTTTTCAAACTCGCAGCCTAAAACCATTATTTTTTAATGATTCCGAAGCACAATCTTTGGATGAAGAATTTCTGTATTTTACGGCCGCGGCACCAGAATTTACCAACGGTAATTTAGATGTAGTAGGGATGGACCCTAACGCATATTTTGCTCGATTAAGTGCGTTGGAAGAAAACATGAAGAAGGCATATGATTCATGCAATTCGCCTATTGAAAAGAATCAATTGTTTTTGAGGCGACAGCGTATTACTGCTTGGGTAGCAGATTACACTATTACCGTTAATGGTGGAGCTTTGCGAGAAGCTCCATTTGCCATGTTATTTTTTGGCCAGTCAGGTGTTGGTAAATCTACCATTTCTACAGCCGTAAACACAGCTGTATTGAATAGGAATGGATATGAGTCGGACCCAACCAAAGTAGCAGTATGGAATGAGAATGATAAGTTCTTTTCTAATTATCGTTCAGATGTAAATACTATTGTAATGGATGATTTGGGTAATACCGAGACGGATTTTCTCGAAACATCCCCCCTTGTAAACATTATTAAATTTGTAAATAACATACCCGAATATGCCGTGAAAGCGGATCTATCATCCAAGGGTAAAGTGGCTATTAGGCCCAAAACAGTAGTTGTAACAACAAATAGACAGACATTAGATGCTCCTACCTTTTCCAAGGAGCCTGTCTCGATTCTTCGTCGTATGAATATTCATGTCACGGTTAGTGTAAAGAAACAATTCACTAAGGACAATGGTATTGCTCTTTGTTCTGATAAAGTATGGGCGTACAAAGTCTTACATGGTCTTGAAGACGATGATATAGATGATGTTTGGGAATTGAACGTTTGTACAGTATCTTCCTATAAGGAGCCTTCTAAGGAGGCTGACCAAGTTTTATTGGTCCCAGTTGTATTTAATGGTAAAACGCTTACCAAATGTAGTATATATGATCTTATAGAATATGCCTGCCACATGTCCGTTGTATATTATGCTCGGCAAAAACAGATTGTTGCTAAATCTAAAACTGCACATACTCGAGTTGTTATATGTAACACGTGTAATTGTTTCCATACTAAATGCAAATGTGAGAAGGAATATGATAATCAGGCGATTTCTATACCAATCTTGTCACAGACCGAATATGACGCCATACACGAGGAATTGGGAGAATTGTATAAATTCCAATATTTCGATTATACGTCTGTGTTTGGCAGTTGGTTTATGAATAGTGATAGTATGTTGTTACTTTCGATGTTGTTACATTATAAATTATGGACTGGTGTATTCCGGACTTACGGTTATTATGTGTTTCTAGTGATATTATTGCGCATTATATTACCCGATTTTGGTATACCAATTGGAGTATTGACTATTTTGAGCGTCATTTATATTGTTATTAATATGGGACACGATATGTGCATGCGATTGCGTTACTTGCATACGCGCATGCAGCGAGCGCCATTGGCATATACATTTGCATCTGTACGCAAATATTCTTTATATGCATTTACTGCATGTTTTAGCATTTTTGCAGTTGCTCGTTGTTTGAAGAAGAGTAAGGAGTTGTATAACATACAGGGCAATTTAGCTCCTCAAACCGATGAGGATGTTAGAGCTAGAGACAAGGAAGCCAATCCTTGGATTAAAGCAGTTGCTGATCCGTTGCCAAAATCTAGCGACGTGAGCCGGACGTCCAATTGTAAACAAATATTGGCTAAAGTGGGAAAGAATGTTGTATCCTTAGAGATGCATTTGTCGGATTCTACACGCTATGTGAATGGTGTTTTTATCACTAGTAATATGTTACTTTTGCCGAAACACGCGTGGAATGGAATCATGGAAGATGTCACCATAAAAATTGTACATAAACCATTAGACGCACCATCATGCCAATTTAAGGCGCGTGCTTCTCGTAGTACTACTGTATTTATATCTGGTACCGATTTAACACTCACATATATTTCAGCTGGAGGTAGTTGGTGGAATATGTTGGCTTTCCTTCCCGAATCTGGAATTCGGGACGGTGGAGCTCGTGTCACTGGTAGGAATATAGATGGGACTATGTGGGAAGATACAGCTAGATATAAGGCAGGGATAGTTTCGAACCAAGAAGCCACATTTCTTGGTGGCGACATAATTTATACCAAAACTCGCACGTACTCAGGCATGTGCATGGCACCATTAGTATCCGATTCTTCTATTGTCCAAATTATCGGTTTTCATCTTGGAGGTGAACCGGATAAGAGATTTGGATGTTTCGGAACATTATCTCGTTCGGTCGCAATTGAAGCAATAGAACAACTTAACAATAAAAGTGGCATATTAGTCGGAGCTTCCGAAGGCGATTTTAGAACTAAGTTGTATGATGTGCAATTTTATCAAGGTGATGACATTCATCCCAAATGTCCATCGAACTTTCAGGAACCAGGCCACGTGTTGCGTACGTACGGGTCGGTTACTGGAAGATCTACCTATTTTTCGGAGGTGATTACCACTCCTATTAGTGATTCTGTAGAGAAATACTGCGGAGTCGCCAATATATGGGACAAGCCCAAGTTTAGTACTAAGAGTTGGCACAAGGCCATGAGTGGTTATGCTACTCCTAGTATCGGACCATATCCCAGTGAGATACCTTGGGCTGTCAATGATTATCTCGTCCCTATTATAGGTATCATTCGTAGAAGTGACATGTGGCAATCTTTGCGACCTTTGAGTAAGGAACATACATTATGCGGACAGGATGGTGTTAGGTTTATTGATAAAATGCCTAGAAACAAATCTGTAGGATTTCCTGAAGGTGGTGTAATGTTGAAGCACATGACACCTAGTGATGTAGAATATGTAGATATTAGTGATCCTTACGTTTTAGATGAAAAATATTGGGATGAAGTCAATTATATGGAAGAGTGTGCGCTCAGGGGAGAGCGCTCATATCCTATCTTTAAGGCATCCTTGAAGGATGAACCTACTAAGATAACTAAGGATAAAGTTAGAGTATTTACTGGTGCGTCGATGGCACAAAAATTACTCATCAGGAAGTATTTTCTTCCACTCACACGCATTATTTGTCACAATAGCCTCGTATCAGAGTGTGCAGTTGGTATTAATGCTGGTTCCCCCGAGTGGGACCAGATGCATGAACATATCACCCAACATGGCACAGATAGATGTGTGGCTGGAGATTTTTCCGCTTACGACCAACGCATGTCTGCGAGTATAACCATAGCATCATTTGATATTTTGATTCAAATGGCACGCGAATGTGGGTATTCAAAGAGAGATCTAATTATCATGCAATTTATTGTATCGGATATAATTTGTCCAATGGTTGCATATAATGGCACCCTTGTGACATTCTTGGCTGGTAATCCTTCTGGTCAAAACCTCACTGTTTTTATTAATTCATTGGCCAATTCATTATTGTATAGATTAGCATATAGAACAGCATCCAAAATGCCAAATCCACCACCTTTTAGACATTACGTCGCAGCAATGTTTTATGGTGATGATTCTGTTGGTTGTGTATCAAAAGATTGCACATTTTTTAATAACATAGAGATGAGCAAAAAGATGGACGAAATAGGGATGGTATTCACACCGCCTGACAAAAGCTCCGAACATACCGCGTTTATGAAAGGTGAAGTGGAGTTTCTTAAACGTACCAGTGTATATATACCAGAACTTAAACATTATGTGGGTAAATTAGATGAGATGTCTATATATAAAAGTCTCCATTCTGTACTTAGGAGCAAAGAATGTAATATACTAGATCAGTGTTCCCAGAACATAGATGGGGCACTTAGAGAATATTTCTTTCATGGGAGAGAGAAATATGATGAAATGTTAATTAAATTACGAAAGATAGCCGCTGAGCATGATCTTTCGCACAGATGTAAGGACTTGGACGTATCATTTGATGACAGAGTACACAAATGGCACGAAACTTACATTACGAAATCCAATTAATACCTGATTACCGATGTATATAGGGGTAACTTACTGTATATAGCACGGCTTGTATTATAGTGTATAAGAATAAAACTGGTTACCAGTATAACTAACTATACTATTCGTTTTGAGTTGAGCGAATAGCAGAATTAACGACTTGCTAACACAAACCAGAGGAATCAGACCTCGCGATCCCATTCTGATACCCCAACATCGTTTGGTACACACGAAAGTGCACCAGGGCTGGATGGCCCGATTAGACGTATTTTGCGTCGAGCAAGACGAAAGTATACTGCGGAAGATATTTTGCGCATTATTTCAGTAGCATTAGAATTACCTGAACCGGAATTAAGATATGACGGGAGGCCTTTGGATGATTATCGTTCGCAGACTTACCCCGGCACATTTTATGTTGATAATGGTGTGTGTGACTTTGACACTCAACCATTTAATAATGCACCTGGGCCGCGCTTGCGTGGCATTGGACATAGGGCAGTTCCTAAGCCTGAATTGGAACGAGCTCCTAAAGTCTATTTTCCACAGTCAGCCACTCGTAGATCAGAGCTAGATTATGTCAATTTTTATGATCCGAAATATCGTGAAGCGATTTTGCGATATCGATTGCGATATGCTGAAGTGTATGGTTTTCCGCCATCAGTGACTGAGATAAGATGGTATTTGGAGGATTTGGAAATGGGAATGTTTGAATATGATCCCCAATCATTTGATGATGCCGATGCAGAATGGTGGTGGCGAGATTATTATGAAAATGAGGATTTAATGGACATTTTTTATTTTAATCAATCCGCAGACCAAATTAACTTTCCGCCCCAGTTTTATAAGGGGTTGCAATTAGATCAGAAATTAGTGGATAAGTATATGGCTCTCAAATATGAATATGATTATTATTATTCAGCACCTAATCCAGCACTTTTAGGACCACGTCCTAGGGAGGATTTGTTTCAACAAGCGCTGGAGAGTGATCCAGTACCACAATATCCAGATCTTACAGCGTATGGTACATTAGAAAATCCAATAGTCAACGTGACACCGGTGCCTACACCAACACCGATCACGCCCTCGCCAGTGACACAGGCCCCCACTTTTCTAAGGACATTGGCACCAGCACCGGCACCTAGAAGCTTGCGTTATCAACCGCAGGCACAGGAATCGTTACACGTCGAGAAGATTGAATCGACACATGATCAGCAGCAAATCATGACCTTTAGTGATGATACGAACGATTGGATTGAATCCATTATCCACGCCAAAGATGATTCGTTTTATGCTGCTGATACGGGTGACGTTTCTTTAGCGGACTTCTTTTCTCGTCCTATAAAAATCGCACAATACCCATGGGCGGTCAACGCTACTACTTTTTATCAGCAAATAGATCCATGGACTTTGTTTTTTACTAATCCTCGAGTGATTAATAGGATAGTGAATTACAAAAATCTAAGATGTAATTTAAATATAAAAGTAGTATTGAATGGTAGTCAATTCCATTTCGGACGATTGATGGCAAGTTACAATCCACTACCGACCACCGACGATTTTACTAAGAATCGGGGGATTGCGCCATTTTCGACGGTAGATCTTATTGAAGCGAGCCAGCGCCCGCATTTATATTTAGATCCGTGCACGTCGCAAGGTGGAACCATGGAATTACCGTATTTTTATTACAACAATTCTATAGACATAACCTTAGGAGAGTGGACTGTTATGGGACAACTTACATTGCAACAGTTGACACCACTGAAACATTGTCAAGGGGTTGTAGATAATGTCACTGTGAGTGTATTCGCATGGGCGAGTGAAGTGGTACTGTCTAGTCCAACTTGTTTGGAACCCGGATCATTAGCCGCACAGTCACGCGATGAGTACAGTGGTGGAGTGATTTCCAAACCAGCGGCTATTTTAGCATCTATAGCTGGCAAATTGCGCAGCGTACCATATATTGGGCCATACGCACACGCCGCACAGATTGGGGCAGAAGGCGTTGGCGCAGTAGCCAAGATATTTGGTTATTGCAAACCAAATGTGGTAACTGATCCAGTCATGAACAAACCGGAGTTAGTTACTACCTTAGCCAACACTAATAGATCAGACGCCATTTCCAAGTTGACGTTCGATGTAAAATCAAATGTGACTGTAGATCCACGTACCACGGGATTAGGACCAGTAGATGAGATGACTATAACAAGCATTGCTACACGTGAGAGCTATCTTACATCATTCCCATGGACTATTGCCACGTTACCGGAGAAAAGGCTATTTAATATAGCGGTTACACCCAGTATTTGGAATATTGCTACAAGTACAGCTGGAGGTGGATCCACTGAATTACATTTGATCCCTTGTGCTTTTGCCTCTTTACCGTTCAAGTATTGGCGAGGTACTTTGCGATATAGATTTCAAATAGTCTGCAGTTCATTCCATAAGGGTAGATTGAGATTTGTATACGATCCTATCCAGCAAGACCCGTCAGTTGCGATAGCAGAATATAATACCAACATGTCACATGTGGTAGATATTGCTCTTGAGAATGATTTTATTTTGGAAGTGGGATGGAATTCCAATTACACTCACCTCAATTGCACGACTATTGGTAGCATTCTTCCACCCACTATGTGGAATGCAGTGACACAAGTCAATGGTATTAGCGGAGCCACCAATGGAGTTCTGTCTTGCTATGTCATGAATCAGTTGACTTCCTCAGGAATTGGCACTAATAACGACATTAGCGTTAATGTTTTTCTTAGCGCAGGGGAGGATTTTGAAGTATTTGATCCTGTGGAACGAGGCATGCAATCGTATTCCTATTTCCCGCAAAGTCACACAGTCAAGGGCCATTCCGAACAGTCGAGCCACACTGTGACCAAGAACTTGGAAGATGCTAGCCGTGACGCACCAGAGGGTGCAGTGGTACTACGCACCTTCGGTAACAAGTTAGAAGTGACGGACAGTGTAGGTATAGTGTGTCATGGAGATCCGGTGGTTAGTATTCGTAATTTGATAAAGCGATATACATATCACGAATCATTTGCACCAACCACGACAGGTTTATTAAATTTCACCGTGAATACACCGGCGTTTCCGAAATACAAGGGGACGGCTCCTGGTGCAATCCATCTGAAAGGAGCGGTGGCGTATAATTACACACACATGACACCCCTTAATTATTTTGCACCTGCATACGCGGGTAGGAGAGGTAGTATTCGCAACAAGATAGTGTTGATCACTCAAAATTCCAGTACTATTGGAAGTTATGGTCGCTTAACACGAGCGACAAATCAAGCTCATCTTCTTACCAATACCGTGATGCCAGTCGTCGCAGCCGCCACTTATGGTGCCGCAATGAAAACCCGATTAAACACCACTACATCGGGGTGGGCAGGTAGTTCACTATCACCAATGGCCCAAGAACCTGTGATAGAAGGAGAAATCCCATATCACAGCCGTTTTCGATTTACGCCAGCGAGATTCGCAAACAACACCACCTTGGAGAATTTCTCCCAAGGTATGACAATGGAAGCTATGCTTCCTGTCAACATTACCACACCCACATATTTTGATAGATATGTGGCAGCAGGAGACGATTATAGTTTATTTTGGTTCATATCAGTACCAGTTATGTACTATAATTTCCTTGGCTTTACGTAGGCCTGCAAACTTTCAAAAAGTATAATTGAGTCTTAACAGAGGTGTCTGTAATCCACATGGTAGCCGTGTGGTGCGGAATTTGTTCTGCGGGAACCCGTAAGGGGTGACCTCTATATTATATATAACTTATATTTTTAGCGAGTCACCCCTCGCGTTTTTAATAGGTTACAATTTTATAGAGTGTTAAGTCTCATATTCTTTAACGCGCACTTTCTCTTAGTTTTTCTACAAGAAGGTTAACCATTCCTGGACGGAATGTGCGCAGAGGCCA